ATCGCAAAAGAGTACTTAAGACAGCTTTCCGAAGAAAAGGGAAATCCGCTGACTTTCCATGTTTCCACATTCGGATGTCCTATTGTATAAGTAAAACAGATGTTGTAATCTTTTAGAAAAATCAAGTGATTTTGTGAAATAAAAATTTTGTAGAAAGCCGGAGCAAAGAAGTTTGTGCCGGCTTTTTGAAAAGAAAATTGACAAATATATTAGCATGTTTGTTGACAAATTAATCGAAAAAGAAATATAATTGCGTATATAATATATATTGTAGAGGTCTTATGTTTGAATACAACTATAATAGAAAAAATAAAGGAATGTACGTTAACTTACCATTACAATTAACATTTGATTATGAATTTCATGATGCAGTATCGGAAATGATAGATAAATGTTTGCTAAATAATGAAAACGATGTAAAGTGTGTTTATGTAACATGTGATCATGATTCTAAATATGATAAAATGAGTATGGCGTATTTATTAAATGTTTTAAGGTATATCATGATTTTTAAGGATGTTAAATGGCATTTTCATGTGGCGAACATAATAGCACCTACGGTTCATGTACAGGATGGGGCAAAATTTAGAGAAGTAAATTTTGATGAAGAACTCCAAAAGAATAAACTCATATACTATGATTTTCATGGGGATAAAAATGTTCAAAAACCTGTAGATGAAATGGCAAAATTGTTAGTTGAAAAAAATTTGACAATAAACTCAGAAACTGTAAAAGAGTTTTTGTCTACAACAATAGGAGAAATTTTTTCAAATTCTATTAATCATAGTGAACAGGATGAAATTTTTTTTATGTATGATATTAGTTTCGAAGATGGAGACTTTTATTTATGTATTAATGTAATTGATTATGGCAGTACAATAGTTGCAAATGTCAAAAAATATTTAGCAATGGAATATATGGGGTTAAATGGCACAGACTGTATTAGGTGGGCGATAAAATCTGGAAATACAACTAGATTGGGATCAGGTGGTTATGGTTTGCCTACACTCATATCATATATTAAAAGTACAGGAGGAGAATTGTACATTCTATCAGGGGAGGCAAATTATAAGCTGTCTGCAGGAATAGAAGAAGTATTATTGTCGAAAGGCGTATTTTGTGGAACGAGTATAACATTTAAAGTAAAATTATATGATACTGGCAGAATTATCAAATATGATAAGAAAAGTGAAAAAATAGAAAGTATAAGTTTGGATTCAATATAAAAATATGAGGTGATAAGAATGACATTGTTAGTTAAAAATTACATTGATGGGGATACAGCAGTATCATATGATGATGGGAAAAAGTGCTATAGAGATATTTTAAAGATTTTAGACAATGGGGACAATGTAATTTTGGATTTTGATGGGATTGATTATGTTATTACCGCATTTCTAAACCCGATAATTGGTGATCTGATTTTGCAAAAGGGTATTAGCGTTATGAAATCTATAAATATAATAAATGCAAATCAAAAAACTATTGATAAAATCAAGATGGTTAAAGATGGTGCACTTCTAAAGAGAGAGGATATTGAGTAATGGTATTTTTGGACACATGTATATGGATAGAATTATGTGGTGTGAAGGCACCTGTAACGCCAAATGAAATCAGACAAACACAGTTAGCCAGTACATTGTTACAAAAATTAATGCAGCAGAATGAACAAATAGTAACATGTAATGAACAACTAATTGAGATTATATCTGCAGTAGAAAAAATAAAACTTAAAGAATATAATCGGGTTGCAAAAGGAAATGGTCAACCAGGATGTGGAGATTTAAAATCTTTTCGTAGTAAAGTAGAATTTTCTAATGCAAAACAATTATGCAATGCAGTTGTTTCAGATGTTAAACATTTTGCGGACGTGCACGATTGTGCATATTCGGTAGATGAAATTTTGAGTAAAATAGATCTTGCAGATATTAATGATTGTATATATTATGATTATTGTAAAAACAAGGGAATAGAGTTTTATTCATTTGATATGGATATTAGCAAACTAGGACAATTGGGAACAGTACATATTTTAAGATGATACGGTAATCCTTAAATGAAAAATAGTCGTTCGCTGGGGACGGCTATTTTTCATTTAATAAAATTTTATTCTTTCCCATTTGGCCCATGTTCACACGTTTGAAGTGGCTTACCACAGATCGGGCATAGTTCGATTCCACACAGCCAGTGGTGCCAGCGGCCTTCCTTTGCATAACATTCCGGGCAGACTGGATTTTTCTGACCGTAGAGAGCATCGCGTGGATCGCCGACTTTTATTCGCTGATAACGCTTACCATTAAAAGAAAATGTTCTTGTACGGCAGCCACAGGTAGATCCGATACGACCGCCGCATTTTTTGCAGACAGGAAGTTCTGCAGGTCTGCTATAAAAAAATTCATGTGTTAATCCATTCACGAAGGTTATTGACTGAATGCGTCCATCTTTAATGACAATCCGATCCACGATTTGATCAACAAAGTTTTTTAAAATTTCGTTATCCAGTTCCTGCGCCATTTGAACATAATCTATAAATGATTTTGAAACAATTCTTTGAGTTACCAGGAAAGCGGAAGCCTTTTTGATAAATGACAGATCTGTCAGATCGTTATCTTCAGAATTATCAAGGAGTTCCGCAAGTTGATGTTCCATTTCTTCAATTTTCTTTATCAGTTCCTTTTTCTTTGCTGCAAATTCCTCTTTGGTCATAGAAGCAGGATCATATAAATATACGTCTGTTAATCTTGTGATAGCATTTTTAGATTTCTCGATTTCTGTATTTAACAGGTCTATTTGATTATGATCCTGAACCTCATCAAATTTGCTTAGAAGAGCAATGTCAGGGACATATGTTCCATTTCCCAGGTTGCTATATAAAAGTGCCTGAAATGTTGAATTTAAGCTGTCAGGGATGATTCCGGAAACAGTCTCGAATGCTTCTCCTTTTAAAAGCTCGGATTCAAGCTTTTCGGTAGATGTTATCTTTGTAAAGTTTTTCTGAACTCTGGCAAGATTGGCAATATAGTTAAAGACAAAGGGTCCAAGATATGTTTCATTTACTGTCTTGGAATTGTCACAGGTCATCATCCGGGAGCGTTTTGCGCAGCGATAAATGGAAGGGCGCCACCCGTTTGTTCTGGCATGGTCTTTACACGCAATCATGTTTGAGCCGCAATTACTGCAGACTAAGTGTCCGGAGAATGTGTGTACGAATTTCCTGACGCGCATTTCAGAGGTGTCACGACGGGATGCATTTTCATCCATGATTTTATTGCAGCGATCAAATTGATCTTTGGAGATAATACCAGGATGGTTATTTTCACGGACGATCCATTCACTTTCCGGCTTTAAAGGACCACGGCCGCTTTCGCGCATATTATAACGATAAGTGCCAATATAAAAGGGATTTCGGATAATATCATAAATGAGTCTTGAGGTCCATTCACCGCCGCGCTTGGATTTGAAATTTTTATTGTTAAGGAATCTTGCGATTTTTATACTGGATCGCCATTCTTCATATCGGTCGAAAATGAGTTGGACAATTTTAACTTCTTCCGGATCTGGTTCAGGAAATTTGGTTTGTTCGTTCCAACGATATCCTACTGGCATCCGGGCTCCGTTCCATAGTCCCTGCTCTGCACGATCTAACATAATGCCGGTGACACGTTCAGATGTCATGTTACGTTCAAGCTCTGCAAAGATCAGGATAATCTTCAGCATAGCCTCACCGATCGCAGTAGAAGTATCAAATTGTTCATTCATAGAGATGAAAGTAACTTTGTGATCTTTCAGTTCCTGATACATTGCAGCAAAATCTAAAAGATTTCTGGAAACACGGTCAACCTTCCAGACAATGACATGGGAAAATTCCCCGGTGCGGATGCGTGACATCATTTCCTGAAAATGTGGACGGTCAGTATTTTTGGCTGAATACCCGTCATCCTCAAAGATTACATATTTGTCGATCTCCAAAAATTTACAGTATTCCTTTAATTTTTTTCGTTGAAAAGGAAGACTGTCCTTGTCAACCTGGTACCGGGTAGATACGCGGACATAAAGGGCAGCTTTTTTTTGAGTCCATAATTTGACAACTTTGTTCTTTGCGTAAGCCATAAAGAAGTCCTTTCCCCAGGATCGAAAAAAGGGTACAAAAAGAAAGCCGATTGATTTCTGCGGCTTTCAATGGTATAATAAATTTTGCTTATTTCTAATACTGGAAAGCCGTTTTCGGATGCCTGGTATTAAGCCGGTTAGTGATTGCAGTCATTGACCGGCTATTTTTTGTTTAGTTGAAAATCAAATTAAAAGTGTCATGTTAAATAATACAATCTCTTTACTTACAGTTATAATATCACTACACCCGTCATTTGCTGGAAAGGTGTGGTATAAGTGAAAACAAAATACATAATTTACGATGAAAGTAGTATTTATGCACTGTATTATGTAAAGGGGAAGATTCTGTATTACAATTTAAACTTTAACGGAAGGACAAAAATTTATCTACTAATCTGATAAAACTGTAAAGGTCGGGTGCATTTAAAAGCAGCTAACCTGTATTAGTGTTGGATCTAGGTTCTATTGGTGGAAACCTTTTTTCTAATTCTTCAGGAGTTTTTGGAACATTTTGCCGAATGGTTTCAATGAGTGAATCCTGTGAAAAATTAGGAAATTGGTTTTCTGGTATAGCAGGAGTGCTTGTGTCAATATCACTTTCTTCGAGTACTTTTGCAATTTCAAGAAAGAGATCTAATAATTCTTTCCTTTTTTCCGGTTTCAAGGTTACAAATTTTTCAATGATTTTAGAAGCAGCATTTGACAAGTTATAGTCTTTTGCTAATTGCTCCAGTGCACTGGATGGTGCAGGTCTGAACATTTCTCCTTCGCCGTTGCGAAGCCATTCTTCTGAAACATTATATTCACGGATAATTAAGGAAACAACAGAATCAACAGGATTACTTCGACCTAATTCATATTGAGCAACCGTATTTCCCTTTATACCGATCCGGCTGCCAAATTCTTTTTGTGTTAAATCCAAAGTTTTTCTGAGTTTCCTGATTCTATATCCCATATTCAAATTTCATCACCTCACTTATTATGCTGATTATACTATTAAAAAAATGTAAAGTCAATTTTAAAAAATCATAAATACAAAAAATGTCATATATACAAAATATAATATGATTATTTGAGATAGAGAAACAAATAAAAAAGACCCATTCTGTTATTACCAGAAATAGGTCCTCTGTTTAAAACGAATCAATTATTTTTATTAGCTTCTTTGATCTCCGATATCATTTCATCTTCATCACCATGATAAAAGCGAGAGATCAGCAAATTGTACGACGCTTTTACATACTCCTGTCGGCTTATAAGCGGTGTATAGAAGTGATATCTTCCTTTTTTGACCGAGCTAGCGAATCCTTTTTTACACAAACGAGTCAAAAAAGTAGAAACTGTTTGTGGTTTCCAGTCTTTCTCATATGCCGCATTGGCTTTTGTACGGATTTCGTCCAAAGCCATAGGTTCTTCATTGCTCCATATGACCGACATTATAATTTCTTCTGCATCTGATACTTTTTTCAATTTATGTTCCTGCCTTATCCTTATAATTAATATTGAAATGGTACTTGGAAAATCATAGTCACTTTTTTACTTTATCGTACAAATATAGTATAACATAAAGAATGTTGCTGTTCAAATAAAAAAGGAATCCCGCAGCATGTGTATCATGTGGATTACCCAGATGATACTTCTTTTTTAATACTTTTGGAGTATTGGTTTTCTTGGCATATTTCTATGGTTGACCAACGTATAATATAATGGTAATATATATAATATTTAGGTTTTAAATCTTTTAACATAATTTTTTTTGTTGAAATATTTAACCTGATTTTCAGAAAGAAAGGAGAGTCTGTATGGATAAAATTATTGATGTGGCTGCTTATATTGTTGCAAAATATAAAGAAATGACACATGAGACTCTGGACGAAATGAAACTCCATAAACTCCTTTATTTTACTCAAAGAGAATCATTTGCAATTTTAGGAAAACCAGCTTTTGAGGGTGATTTTGAAGGATGGAAATATGGTCCTGTATCAAGAGAAGTAAGACAAGATTATGAGCAAGGCGAATTTCTTGTCGAAACAAAGAAGATTTCTGATGATATTAAATATATTGTAAATAATGTATTACTTGAATATGGAGCATTGGCATCATGGAAACTAAGTGATTTGTCACATCGGGAGATTTCATGGCTTAATTCCAGAGCAGGTTTGAAGGATGGTGAGAACGGAAGCAATATTATTCAGCTTGCAGATATACAAAAAGATTCTGAAAAAGTACGCCCATATGACCATGTATGGGATATGTATTATGATGAATTTGAAGATCTGGACACTGTAGAATAGGGGGGATAACATATGATCGGAAAGATTTGTAAAGCTATTACTCCTTTCTATGACTTTAAAAGCCATAAAATGAAAAACAAAAGCAGACCTGCTTTAGTACTTGCAAAAGCTGATAATGAGGATTATGTCGTTATTCCTATATCTAAGGTTTCTCATAGTGAAAATATTGATTCATATTATGATGTAAAAATTGATCCCTTAAATTATCCTAATACAAAGTTGACACAAATATCATATGCAAGGACACACAAACAAACAGTGATTCATACCGCGGAGCTTATAGATCCTTTTTGTGATTTAAAAAGTGAATACCCTGATTTGTACCAGAAAATTTTAAAGAAGAGAGCAGAATTCAGTAAGGAAATTGACAAACAGGCTGCCGGAAAATAGATTATTGTCTATAGGCTTATAGCAAACAAGCACCAATGGAAAGAGGCAAATCTTTCTGAAGGTGCTTGTTTTTTTTATCCCGTAGCTTGATTATCAAATACATTTACCCTATTGTTTAGTTTGGTTAGAAAAATATTATTATCAAGATAAGTGAAGTTTTTTCATCATAAGGTTCAAACTACAGTATGCTTACATCCAGATCAACCGAAGGAACATATTTTATGAAAAATACAATATTATTCTATTATGGGTTCATATATCTTTTTGCAATATCTAACACGTTCTGTCGCGGTTTCCAATTTTGATAATTAATCAGATTACCAAAATGATACGAATCTACGCTGACGGAAAATCGATCTACAGGAACATATAAGAGAGTATCTGTCACAGTGTCATCTGGACGTATAATCGAAAAATCCAACCATTCGTTAAGATTATCGTTTCCATCTACAACATATCTGTAATTCGTGGCTGTGAGCACATAACCTTCACCATTTTCTACATAAGCATGTCCTTTGACTTTACTATCTTTTAGATCTAAACCAAGCTGGCGAAGATGTCTATATAATGTGGTGTTTTTCCTTATTATCATGTGGTACAACGGGAAACCATTGTAACTGTAGATTAAAAACCACGGAATATTATAAATCGTTGCATCAATATAATTATATGCTCGCATGATTGCATAGTTTTCCGCGAGAGCTTCAGCCATTCTGAGAGTTACATAAATACCTGTTTCCTTTTGCAGCAAATAAACAGCTTTATCATAATGTTTTTTTGTAATCCTGTATAATTTGATTATTCCGGAGCTCTCTGAGCCACCTGTCCGGACTTTGGGAGCCACCATTCCGGAGAATGAGAGCCACATATTC